GATTCGCTGAAACCGCTAGCTGCAAAACTACGGTCAAAATCACCGCGCCATGGAGAAAGCGCACATGAACACCCCATATATGGCACAGGCCGACGCGAAGCACAAGCCTTTGTGTCAAGCTCGCGCACGCAACGATCGCCAACCCCGCGCATCCGAAAACCAGTGCAATGATGGAGGTATGCACCGCTTTCGTCCCGTGATCCGCGCGTGACTACGCTCCCCCATAATCTACAGGCCGAGCAGGGCCTGTTAGGCGCGCTATTATTCGACAATAGCGCGCTCGATCGTTTGTGCGCGCTGGCGCCGGGGGATTTTTTCGACCCCGTGCACGGCCGGATTTACGCCGCTATCGTCGCCGGGGTCCGCGCCGGGCGGCTCATGGACGGGGTGACGGTCAAGCAAGCGCTGTCTGGCGACCCCGGCCTGGCCGAATTAGGCGGGCCGGCGGCTTACCTCATGCGCGTAATGGAGCAGGCCGCGCCGCTCACATCGCAGGCTCAAGCCTACGCTGAAGTGATTCGCGACCTCGCCAGCCGGCGGGCCATATATCGCATCTGTCAGGAAACCGCCCGCGCGGCATTGGCCGCCGAAGGTGAGGCGGTGTCGATCGCCAGTGAAGCCGAACGCGCTTTGCAAGCTATTGGAGGGGGCGCCGGCGCCCGCGAGGTCAGCCTGCGGGACGCCGGCGCGCGCGTAGTCGAAAGCCTCTCCCGCCCCTACCGGGGTCTATCCACGGGCATTGCCGAACTAGACAGGCTCACCGGCGGCCTGATCGCGCCCGATCTTATCATCATAGCGGGCAGGCCCGGCATGGGCAAAACCTCGCTTGCGGTCAACATCGCTTGCAACGTAGCCAGCGATAGCGTCGTATCCGAAGACGGCGCCGCCATTCGTTCGCGCGTGGCGGCCTTTTTTTCCATGGAAATGAGCGCCGAGCAATTAGCGGGGCGGGCGCTCTCACGCCGTTCGACTGCTTCCGGCGCCATGGCGTTCGGCTATTCCACTCTCTACGCGCGCGAAGCACGGCCACGCCCCGACCAAGTGGCGCCGCTGGTGCTTAAATTGCCTGACACGCTGCGGATAGATGACGGCGCCAGCCAAACCATGGCTCATATTCGCGCATCCTGCCGCGATATTCGCGCCCGATTTGGTGCGTTGGATTTGGTGGTGGTCGATTATCTACAGCTCGCCGTCGATCCAGCCGTGCGCAAGGACGGCAAGGTGCAGGAGGTGAGCGCGATCAGCGCCGCGCTCAAAGGGCTCGCCAAGGATATGAGCGTACCAGTTATCGCGCTGTCGCAGCTATCGCGCGCTGTCGAAAGCCGCATCGACAAGACCCCGCAAAACTCCGACCTGCGCGAAAGCGGCGCGATCGAACAGGACGCCGACATCATCTTGTTCGCCTATCGCGAGCACTACTACCTGAGCCAAAGCGAACCGCGCGTTCGCGAAGGCGAGGACGAAGGCGACTTCGATAAGCGCAAACGCGAACACGCCAAGCGCAAATTCGAGACGCAAAACACCTTCACCGCAATATGCGGCAAGCGCCGTAACGGCCCCGTTGGGGTAGCCGAACTCCGCTGCGATCTGGCGCACGATATAATCGCCGACCCCGACGAAAACGAACCGCCGACACGGCGACAACCCTATTGGAAGGACGATTAAAATGGCAGCGCGATATTCGATCTTTGCGGCGCGCGCGGTGTTCGATCTGCGCTTGAGCGCCATGGAGGTGCGCGTGCTTGCCGCTCTAGGAACCTACTCAGACAATGAGGGGTGGTGCTTCCCGTCTCAAAAAACGCTGACCGAACGGCTCGATTGCTCGCGATCAACCGTCGGCGCGGCGATCAAGAAGCTTGTGGAAATCGGCTATGTGCAGGTGCGCGCGCGCACCTCGAAGGGCAGGGGAAAGGTGGGCAATGAATACCGCGTCGATACCAATTTGCCGCCTGAAAGCCAGGGAGAAAAGCCAATGTCCAACCAGCCGGACATTGGCGGTCAAGTCATTGAAACTGCGCCAATGTGTGATACGCCGGACATTGGGGCCGATGTCCAACTAGCCGGACAGCCGATGTCCGAGAATCTGGACATCGGTATATATAGAAGAACGACCCCATCAGAACGACCCCAGTCTGTCTTAGGTAAAGAACCTAAGACAGACAGACGTTCTAAGCCGGATTCGACAACGGCAAAAAAGCGAAAGCCAAAAACGCGGGTGGAGTACCCGCCGGAATTTGAAGCGGTGTGGCGCCTATGGCCGCCAGCGCGGCGCGCCAACAGCGACAAACGCACGGCGCATCGCCGCTGGCTCGACGGGGTGAAATCATTCGGCGCGGATAAGGTGGCAGAAGCGGCGAGGCGCTACATTACCCTGCCTGCGACCAAAAAAGAAAACTACCGGTACTGCTGTCTGGTCGAGGTGTTTATGAACGGCAAGCTGGAAGCGGCGGTCGAGGCGGTGACAGAATCGCCGAAGCCGCGCAGGGTGTGGTCGAGCGATGCAAACGCATGGGTCGAAGCATGAGCCTTAGTCAATCGGATCGGCGAAAACTAATCGGGTTATTGGGGCAGATGGGTCACGACAACATCAACGTGCGCGCGGCGTCCGGCGCGGCGGCGGAACGCCTAATTAAAGCGGCAGGGCTAACCTGGGAAAATATCGTAATTGGCGAAGTCGTTGCGGCTAGCTCGCATAGCGTGCATCCTGCGGAGGAGGATAATTGCACTATCGGCGACGTTTATTCCGCAGCAGAGTTTGAGGAAATTTTAGCAGATGCCGAGGATGCTGCTGAAACAGACTGGGAGGTGGACTTTATCGAAAGCATAGCCGCGCGCTACAGGAAATATCGGCTCAGAACGAAGATTAGTCCGAAGCAATGGAGCGTGATTGAGCGATTGGCGGGGATTGCATGACCCCCGCATGGCACGCGCTTCGCTCTGAGATCATCGCCACGCGCGGTTACGACGCCTGGCTTGACCTGCTCGCGCAAGAGCACGCCAACGCGCTGGTGGAGCGCGCAAGGCTGCACACGCTCATGCGCGCGGACCCTGGCTATACCGGGACCAATGCGCGCGAATTGCAAAAACTGCTGGCGGAGAAAATCGCATGACCACCATCGCTTGGGATGGCAATATGTTGGCTGCGGATCGCCTTGTCGCATATAGAGGCGGACGAATGGGCGCTGTCGCGAAGATCGCGCGACGGGAAAGCGATGGCGCGCTAATTGGTTCCTGTGGGAGTTTGCCGCTTTGCCAAGCGCTGCATCGTTGGTTTATCGCTGGCGAGGAGGGCGACCCGCCGAAGATGGAGTATGATAAGGACAATTTCGCCTCCGGCTTTATCGTGCGCCAGTGCGGTGCTATCGATCATATAACGTCGGTAGGGATGTATCGCGTCGAAGCGTTGCTTTACGCGCTGGGGTCAGGCGCCGATTACGCGCTTGGCGCTATGTCCATTGGCGCGGATGCGCGCCGCGCCGTAGAAGTCGCTTCGCAATGGGACAACAGCACCGGCGATGGTGTGGATGTGCTTTTCCTCGCCGATGAAAACGCGCGCGAATTGCAAGAGCGCGTGCGCCAAGCCGTGGAGTTGGAGAAAATCGCATGACCGCGTTGCGCGCCTCACGCATGGAAACCATCCGCGAAGCCTTAGCCAGAGGTCCGCTTACGGTGCGCGAGCTTTGCACAGCCACCGGCATAGATCAAAGCACGCTCAACAAGACGCTTATCGCCATGGCGAAATCCGGGCTGGCCGCGCGGAAACCAAACCTTAACCAAAGCGGGCGCCAAATAAGGCAAGGGCCGAAACGATGCCCGTATGTTTGGAGCTTAGCCTAAGTGAGAAACTGGCGCCTCATCCTTGCCGACGCCAAGGCGCGCGAACTTTCGCCGGGGGAAGTCGCGCGCGAGCAGGGCTGCAAGATCGGCAACGTCTACCACGCCATGCACCAACATCAAATCGGGCTGGCGCCCGCTGCGCTGGCAATCCGGCGCGCGCAATTCAAAACCTTGGCGCCGGGCCTTACCCTCAACGGCGCGTGCATTGCGCTAGGCGTGGCCCAGGACACAGCTAAACGCTGGGCGCGCAAGACTGGCTATCGCTTCGCTCACGCAAGCAAGGGGAGGGCTATCCGTGGCCAAGCCGCCATCATGGAACGCTGAGCGCATCGCCCTTGCGCGCGGCCTCAAAGCCCAAGGACTCACTGCCAAGCAGGCCGCGCATGTGCTGAATAGTTCGTTCGTCGAGATGCCCACGCTCACGCGCAACGCGGTCATAGCCAAATGGGATAGGCTTGGCCTGGGCAAGCCGCATATTATTTCCGCCAAGCAGATCGAGGCTAAGGTCGCCGCCGCGCGCGCAAAAGCAAGATCAGCCAAGCCGCCAAAGCCAGCGCCGAAACCGATCGCGCCGCGCTTGCGCGCCGATCCGGTGCGCATCAAGGGCGCGCAAGTCAGTTTGCGCAATGTGCGTTTCAACGCCCGGCGCGCAGACGAATGCGCCATGTTCCTCCCCAATGAGGAAGGCGCACACGGGCTTGTATGCGGGCTTCCCGCAACGCACGGCGCATGGTGCGACGATTGCTTTCGGCTTGTGTATCCCCCTGTTGCGAAGGCGCGCGCGGCATGAGCATGGAGGAAACCCGCGCGCGCATTCAGTCTGCCGTCGACTATGTGCGCATGCACCGCCCCAACAAAGGCGCGCAAGTCTATGAGCAGGCAGGCAAACAATACGGCGTCACAATATCGGCGCTCAAGAGCGCATGCGGGCGCGCCGGGCTCTTGAATAAAAGCTGGAACGCAAAGCCGTTCGCTAAGCCTTAACCATGTCCATGCTAGCGCGTCGGGCTCATGCTTGCTGACAACCCGCGCGCTATCATCGGCGGCAATAATCCCCCGCCGGATGCCGATCTGCTGTTCATCGACGCGCGCATTGTCGAGCGCGGCGCGCAATATCTGCAATTCCTATTCCCCAAGCATGGGCTCGAATCCATGCTGGCCAAACGCAAATGCGGCGCGGCCTTGGGCTTCCGGCGCATCTTGTGCAATGCGCTTCGCGGTACGGTAGGGGTGGAAAGCTTAGGCGTCATTCTCGATCTAAACCGCAAGACGGTCTCCGAAGATATGCAAAGCGTGGACGTATGGTGCGAGAATGACGATGTGTTCGCGGAAATTATGGACCATGTCCGCGCGGCCATCCTGGGCACGGTGCAGATAGACGCCGATTGCTTTTTCGATCTGCTCGCGTCGCACATGGCGGGCGAGCCGGAACGCCGCCGCGAGGAAAAAGCTAGGCGCGCGCTGATCGCGGCCGACAAACGCGAACTCGCGCGCAAAACCATGGACGCACACAAGGCCAAGGCCAAGGGCGACCTAACCAAGCTCAAGCAGGCGCTCGGCGACATACCCAAGGCCGAGGCCATTCTTGCGCTGCACACAGGCGCCCGCCCAATCGCGCGCGACCTCACAGTCAACGCTATCGCCGTGCTGGAAATGCTGATGATCCGCGAAGCCGAACTTTCCGACACGCGCAAGAAGGTGGCGCGCAGGCGCTTGCGCTCCGAACTTGACGCGCGCGGGGTGAACGAATGCATCCGCCTAGGGCTTGCGCGCGAGGCCATTCCGTTCGGCGCAAAAGACGCGGACCCGCCAATTGGGCTTACCCCATTCGGAACGAAGTGCTATCTTGAGGCGCTGAGCATGGGGCGGATAGAAAAACCGCGCCGCGCCAAATAAACCCCGCCCCGCGCGCGTTCATGCTACATTCCCCTTACTGAACCTGTGATCTGCAAGCGCCCGACGCACAGCTCTCACCCGTTCAAACGCAAGTAAGGAGCTAGGTGGCATGTTCGGGCGCAAGATGACGGGGGAGGGCTGACGTGGCTGGGGAGGTGACAATCTCATTGGCCACGATCTTTAGCGTGATTGGCTTTTTCTTCCAGGTCGGCTTGACCGTCGCGGCTGTGGCATTCTCACACGGGGCCATAAAAACGCGCGTCGCCTCAATCGAGGAAAAGATACAGGACCACTCAGAGCTTTCCCGCGCCGTCGCCAAACTAGAAACCGAAGTGGAAGGCATTGGGCGTGAGATCAAGAACTTGCGCGACGACTTCCGCCACATCATGGACGAACTATCCCGCGCCTCCAGCAGGGGGCACGCCAGGCAATGACCTCCTTCGTTTGCCCTTCCTGCACGGTCACGGTATCGGACGCGCAAAAGCCCGGCGAGACCATATTCCAAGCCAAGGCCAGATTGCGCGTTGAACTCGCCGCCAAATGCCCGCGCGCGGGAACGCAAGTCAAATGCCCCATGGGCGCGCCAACAGCTTACAGGGACGGACTGAACCGCTAAACCCCGCGCGGGGAAAACTGCCCGCATAATCGGGCTCATGGCTACAATATCCCTCACGCGGTCGTATCCCACAACGGACGATTTTCACCGGGGCGCGATCCGCATTTACAGCGCCACGCCGCTGACCAATGCCGGCTCTGACGTGACCGCCGCGATCGGCCCGGACCACCTGAATTACCGGGACCGCTCCGTGCAAGTGTTTGGCACCTTTGGCGCGGGCGGCAATCTGCGCATTGAGGGCTCTTACGACGGCAGCACCTATGCCATTCTTGCCGACGCGCAAGGCAATGCGCTCGACATCACCACCGCCAAGATCGAGGAAATCACGGTCCCGACGCCTTACCTGCGCGCGCGTGTGACCGCTGGCGATGGCACAACCTCCCTCACTGTTTATTTCGGCCTGGGGCAAAATCCGCTATGAGCGACATTGATTGGATCAGCGCGGCCGACGCGCTGGCGCTGCACCTCAAGAAGCAAGAGCCGTTGGCCCGCGCGGTCGAGGTGTTTCGCGCCGCCGGCAGCGCCGAGAACGCAATCAAGGAAGCCGAAAAGCGCATCGCCAAGCTGCAAAAGGAGGCCGATAGCCTGGCCGCCGCGCACGAAGCCGCGCAAGCCAAGCACAAGTCAGACCTAGAAGACCTCGCCAAGACAATCGAAGCCAAGCGCGCGCAAGGCGAAGCCGATGGCGCGGCATTGTCAGCGACGGCAAAGCGCCGCGCCGAGCAGGTTGTTGCCAAGGCCGAGTCGGAAGCGGCCAAGCTGATCGCCCAAGCCGAAGCCGCGCGCGCCGAATCGGTTGCCGTTCTGAATGAGGCCAAGGCGGCAAAAACTGAAGCCAAGGCCATGCTCAGCGAGGCCAATGCCAAACTCAAGGCGGCTGAAGAAGCGGGCCGGGTGCTTGAACAAAAGCGGGCCGAGGCGCGCGCCAAAATCGAAGCTCTCGCGCAAGCGGGGGTGTAAGCGGTCAGGGGTAGCGCGCCATGGCCGTCACGCATATCAAATCAAACATAGTCGCGGACTTCACCGGAACGGTGACGGTGTTCGACAATGCGGGCGCCAGCCAAACCATGGCGGCGACCGATCTTGTGCGCCCATCCGATTGGAATAGCGCGCACGGGCATCTAATTACGCTGGGCGGCAATACGGCGGGCGCCTCGACGGTTTCAGGCACTAACATTGTCTATGCGGGCGGGAATAATATCACGCTCTCAGGCGTGCAAGGCGCGAACGTCGCCACCATCACGATAGCAGGTGGCGGGGGCGCTGGCGACGGGGTAAACATCCTCGCCGCAGGTACGCAAACCGCCAACACCACCGGAACTGTCGCCTTCCTGGATAGCAACGGCATTGCCTGGGGCATGTCCAATAGCTCGCAAATCACAGCGAGCTATACCCAGTCCACGCATTCTCACTCGACCGCGCCGGGAGCGCTCGCGGCGGGAACGCAAACGGCGACGTCGGGAACGATTGTTTTTGCCGACAGCAATGGCGTTGCGTTCGGGCTAAGCGGCTCGACGCAGATCACCGCCTCTTACACGCAATCGACGCACAGCCATTCCACCGCGCCCGGCGCCTTAGCCGCTGGCACGCAGACAGCAACATCCGGGACGATTGTGTTCGCCGATTCGAACGGTGTTGCGTTCGGACTATCGGGCAGCACGCAAATTACGGCGAGCTACAGCCAATCGACGCACTCGCATTCGACTGGCCCCGGCGCGATCGCGGCAGGCACGCAAACCGCCACAAGCGGGACCATTGTCTTCGTGGACAGCAACGGGCTTGCGTTCGGCATGTCCGGCTCGACGCAGATCACGGGCAGCTATTCCCAGTCCACGCACGGCCACAGCCTGTCCATGTTCGCGGTGTCGAACACAACGCAATCAAGTTCGGGAACGCAAAACGTCGCCAACGTCTCGTTCGCCGGGGCTGGCGCG